ATGCTACAACAGGCAACAAAGGAAAAGTACGGTATCGAGACACTCAAAGAACGGAATGTTTCATACGACCATGAACATGGACTGACACAGAAAGATGTGGATATGGCCAACAATCATGTGCAGCTTATCGAGCGGACACGCTCTGAAGTCACACCGCAAATCGGCGACAGGCTGGTATATGTAACCGAACATGGGGATTATTACGGGAACGCTCTTATTGATGGCAAAAGTACAAAGGAAGGATACCTATCCATATGCGAACAGCCCTATGTTCCTTTCGTGTGGGAAGAAGGCGGGAGCATCCGTCTGAGTGTCAGCGGCGGAGCGTTCCACTCCGTAAATCCGAAGGACATGAAATTCCTGAAATGGACGGAAGGAGCGTTCAAGGACTGGGGACACTGCGGTGCATGCGCCAACGGTTCGGTGACGTTCATTGCCAAAGTGCCTTTATGGTTCTATGCCGAACCCAATTCCAGGTATGGAGATTTCACGACAGAGACCTACCGGAAGTTTTACCTGAACAAAAGGGATGAATCGGAAAGCGGCAACCTCTATCAAGGCTTTGACATCGCTTTCCGGGATGAAGCCGAGTTCTGGCAGTTCCTGAAGGACTACGAAGGAACGGTGTTCAAGGGAAATTGGGAAAATCAAATCGTGTTATGGTGTTTCCGTCGGGAATATGTGTTTCTACCTTCCGCCGAGTGGAAAACGGTTGATGCCCCTGCCGAAGAACGGAGGCTCAACTTCCACCCCGAACAGGTCAAGATAGTCAAGGACATGGAAAAGCACATCACGTACTTCTACCGAATCAAACCAGATAATTTCTAACACTTAAAATCCAACAGATATGCAAACGACAGTGACCAAGGCCGGTAACGCTCCCGACCTGCTTTCCGGTATCCTGAGCGTACAAGTGAGAAACGAGGACAAGATTACGGAACAAGACCGGCTCTATTGCCAGATGCAGCAAGAACTGCTTTACAAGACACTCGACCAGATTGACCGTTGGTACGCCGTCTTCAAGGAGGAGGCAGAACAGTATCAAGCCGAGCGCAAGTTCCATTACGAGGAGAACGGCAAGGTGTCCATGCGGGATTTCTATACTTACCATAACAACAGGGACGACTATTCTCACAACGAGTTCAAGCCGTTCGACCTGATCAATGACCTGGTGGATAAGAACCGCAACGCCAACGCGAACTTTGCGGGCCGCATCATTTCTTATTTCAACAGGACTTACAACGTGTCGGTCCCTGAATATAAAATAGACGAAAAGACCCTTCAGATGGGCTCCCGTCCTGTCTATGGGACATATGTAGATGTGGTTATCGAACACCTGGGTGGCAAGAGTTTCCGGGAAACGGCGGTGGAGGAACTTCTTGCCAGGGTTGCCAGAGTCGTCAAACCTTCCTGCTGGAGTAAAGTCAAGACGGAGCTGAAGAAGGACAGGATTGTATTTCCCGAAATCATCCGTTTCGACGATTATTACATACAATACAACAACAGGTGCAAAATCAGTTACAACTATGGCGGGGATTTGGAAACCCTGTGCGCCGGCATCGCCTACGGTGCGGACGACATACTGAACGGGAATTCAAAGATGATCATCCGTTTCGATGACAACGATGTTTCCGTCACTGACTGGTACGACCTCACGACCACCAATGCCGAGCAGATCCGGTTCTACAAGAACGGACGCATCGATGTCCGGTTCAAGGACAGCGCGGCAGCTGGGAACTGCTTCAAACGTCTCCGGCTGGATGAAATCACTCAAAGAGAGAACTGACCATGAGAAGAATCCCACAACACCCCGTAAGCCGATCCTTGCGGGGTGTTTTCATTTTCAACGATAAACAGATAAAGCCATGTATGCCATCATCCCCCAACAGATCCCGCAAGGTATGCGTGCCGAGGTCAACGAAAAGATACTTTTCGCCATAGACTCCGGCAAGGACCTCATTCCGGCGGAGAGCATCTACAACTGCTACACCGGCATCGGAGGACTGCACAACCTCAAGCAGTCCGATTTTGCCAATTACCACGAGTACGCCGAAGCGAAGAAGGAATCCGAGATGGGACAGTTCTTCACCCCGCATGAAGTATGCCGGGACATGGCGGATATGCTTTCTCCCACCTCCTCGGAAATGATACTTGACATGTGCTGCGGCATGGGCAATTTCTTCAACCACCTGCCCAACCTGCATAACGCCTACGGCTTCGACATAGACGGCAAGGCCGTTTCCGTGGCACGATACCTCTATCCTGACGCGCATATCGAGAAATGCGACCTCCGGCAATACTATCCGGAACAACGCTTCGATATTGTCATCGGCAATCCTCCTTTCAACCTGAAGTTCGACTACAAACTGTCGCAGGAATACTATATGGACAAGGCTTATGATGTGCTTAATCCGGCAGGAATCCTGATGATAATCGTGCCTGGCTCTTTCATGCAGAGCGGATTCTGGGAAAAGACACGGATAGCCGGCATAAACAGTAATTTCTCCTTTGTCGGTCAGACGAAGCTGGCCCCGTCAGCCTTTGCTGCAACCGGAGTCCATGATTTCAATACGAAGATTATGGTATTTCTCCGTAAATCGGTCCACATCGGGATGCGGGCTTACAGCGCGGAGGAATTCATAACGGTGGAAGAATTGAAAAAACGCATCGGCGGGGCAAGGGCTATGAAACACCGGTTGCGTTTCGACCTGATGCGCGAGACCAACAGGATCGACAAGGAAGAGCTTGAACTGTTCGAGTACAGACTTGCCAAGTACATGTACGAGTTGAAGGTACACGCCAAGTTGAACAGGTATATCGGCAAGACGGAGGCTTTGGTCACGAAATTCCGCAACCAGAAACCGCCCGGGAACGCCACACGGGAACAGGTGAACCAATGGGAGAAGAACAAGCTGACCCCGAAGAAAGTGCTTGCTGTCATCCGCAGGTACATCACCTCGCAAAATACTGTACCTCGCAAGGAAGTGGCGTTGGTGAAGACCTCATACGGATTCAAACTGAAACAATATGCGCCGCGTCTGTTGGACAAAGTTCCGCACAAGGCGGCAAGTATCAACGACCTCGTGCTGGAGCGTGCCGAACTGCCCATGCCGGAAGTGCCGACAGAAAAGAACATGCGCCAAATCCGTGCGGCGGAGAAACTGATACGGCGCAAGCGGAGAGAGTATGAAATGCAGGACCGGCAGTTCCCGGAGATGGAGGAAGATGACAGGCTGAAAGAATACCTTGACCGCACGACCTTCATCAACAAGGACGGTGACGTATGTGAGTTCACCACGCTCCAGAAACACGACCTTAACCTTGTCCTGCAGAAACGCTATGCGCTGCTGAACTGGCAGCAAGGCTCGGGCAAGACGGCCGCCGTGTACCACCGCGCTAAGTACCTGCTCAAATACCGCAAGGTACGGAATGCCGTCATACTGGCTCCCGCCATCGCCACCAACATGACATGGATACCCTTCCTCTCAATGAACAGGGAACAGTTCCGTGTGGCAAGGTGCAATGCCGACCTGGAAACGGTGCCGGAAGGCGTGTTCCTCATCCTCTCCACCTCCATGCTCAGCAAGCTGAAACGGGGGCTGGCAAGGTTTGTCAAGCGCACCTCAAGAAAACTGTGCCTCGTTTTCGACGAGTCGGACGAGATAACCAACCCGTCGTCACAGCGGACAAGGCATATCCTCTGCCTCTTCCGCCGTCTCAGGTACAAGATACTCGACACCGGCACGACCACCCGCAACAATATCGCGGAACTGTACAGCCAGTTCGAACTGCTCTATAACAACTCCGTCAATATGATTTGTTGGAGCGGCCGGGTGTACCACGATAACAAGGACAAGGAGATAGAGGAAGACACAAATCCCCATTACGGCGAACCGTTCTCGGCTTTCAGGGGGCATGTGCTTTTCCGTGCCTGCCATTGTCCGGGAAAATCCACCGTCTTCGGCATTGAGAAACAGAACCAGGATGTCTATAACAAGGAGGAACTGGCAGAGCTTATCGGCAAGACCGTCATCACCCGCAAGTTCAGGGATTTCGCGGGCGAGAAATACAGGATACGGACACATACCGTCAGCCCGTCCGACGGCGAGCGTGAGGTTTACCGTGTCATCATCGAGGAGTTCTGCCGCATCTGCGAGCTGTATTACAACAGCACGGGTGACACGAAGAAGGATGCCGGTCTCCGGCTTATGCGCCAGATCAAGCTGCTCATCAAGGCCTGTTCCGTCCCCCACCTGATAGAGGGCTATTCCGGCGACGGAATTCCGAACAAGACAAAGTATATCGAAAGGCTGGTGCGGAAGATACCCGGCAAGGTGGCTGTCGGTTGCACGTCCATAGCCGCATTCGACCTTTACGAGAAGCGTCTCCGCGAATGTTTCCCGGAGCGTCCTGTATTCGTGGTCAAGGGAGACGTGGCGTTCAAGAAACGACAAAGCGTTGTGACGGAGTTCGATTCCACCGTCAACGGCATACTGGTCTGCACGCAGCAGAGCCTGAGCAGTTCGGTGAACATACCCACCTGCAACGACGTGATACTGGAATCCCTGCAATGGAACATCCCGAAGATGGAACAGTTCTATTTCCGATTTATCCGTCTTGACTCCAAAGAGCAGAAGGACGTGCATTATGTCACCTATAAGGATTCCGTGGAGCAGAACCTAATGGCGCTGGTACTTACGAAGGAACGGCTGAACGAGTTCATCAAGACGGGTGAGGTCAAGGAACAGTCCGAGATCTTCGAGGAGTTCGACGTCACCATGTCCGTCATCGAGAGCCTGCTGGTAAGGGAGTGCGACAGCGAAGGCAGGATACACATCAGCTGGGGAAGCCAGCGCATAATGAATTGAAAAAAGGGAAAACTAATGGGAAACCGCAGATTCCATTCCACAGGCAAAGGTAGCCCACCCCCTTACCGGCAGGGCAAGGTCAGGCCGCAGGCGGTTTTCGGGGAAATCATCCTCGCCGGGGGCTCCGGTATTTCCCCGAAAAACCCTGCGCTGCCGGGGTGCGGACCTTTTGGAGCCTGTGGAATGAAATCCCCGGTTCCAATCATTAACTGATAAATGAAGAATTATGGACTTGAATCAAGCGGAAGTGGCAGTGACCACGCAGCATCTCATAGACACAAGGCAGGAGAAGGACAACTGGTTGCAGATGTCTGACTTCGGCGACATGGGGGAATTCCTGTGCACCTGTTCCGAACTGTTCGCCGAAGAGGAGACACCGGAATACAGGTACATGAAATGGGAGGACATTCCGGACTCACTCATCAACATGGAATGGCTGTGCCCCAACTTTTTTGAGATACGGGAAGCGATGGAACAGCTGGAAGAACCCGACAAGGATTGTTTCTTCGACTGGTGTGACCGCTACGGGCATGACATAAGCACGGAAGATGCACACCTGCTGGTGGCGCATTACATCGAACTTTTCGGGAACACGGCCTATACCGGTGATGAGCCATGCCCGGACAGCGGGGATGACAGCCTGCCGTACTACCCGGGCATATCAAGCAATTACTTCGACACGGGCATTCCCCACTTCGAGGTATTCGATGACAATTACGATTAAAACATATACAGGATGGAAATCAACTTCAAAGGACCGGTAATGCCGGTTGACCCCTACTCGCAAATGGCGTTCGTGGAGATCCTGAACATTCTCCTGACGGCAAGGCACATCGTGGATGTGAACAGGTTCCTGATAAACAGGAATACCAATCCGCAATTCGGCTCGCTGTCAGGATATTTCAGGTGGTCGTTCTCCGGCAACCACTTCACGCTGTGGCAACGTATGGAATACAATTCCCCTGTCTGCTTCAGCCGGCGCATATTCAGCATCCATTTCGGGATACTGGCAAGCCGCAACAGGGAACGGAATAAAGACAGTCTGACACTAAACTGAACAGGATATGGACACCATAACGATAAGCAACAGGGAAATCGCGCTGATGGCTTTCGACAGGCTCCGCAAGGACGACAGGAAGGATTCCGCGCTGAAACTTGCCCGATGTATGCTGCATGGCACAAGCATATCCCTCGGCATAGGTGATATCGACTGGGAGATAGACAGGGCGATACAGCAGTGCGGAGGAGTGCCAAGAACAGGATACAGATACACGGCTTATTTCCACTTCAACCGGAATACGGAAATGGCAAAGGAAATATACGACAAGATCGTGAAGGAACTATATGGTTAGGAAACACACGGAGGCGGCTTGAAGGCCGCTTCTGTCATTTATAACGGTATGTACGGGAAAAGGAACCCTGCCGTACACAGGTAACAGAAATGGATGAACAGAAAACATTGACATTGGATTTCATCAAATCCCTGATGGAACCGGCCTATACGCTGGTATGGACGGACTATGATGACAATCTTGACAACCACCGCGGCCTGATTCAAAAATGCCTTGACAGCAAGAGCCGTGAGCATTTGTGGGAAGAGGCAGACGTGTGGTACAGCGATGCCGAATGGGAGGCTGTCCGTGGAATCATCGCGAAACTGAAAGAGGAATGTACCGTCTTTAATGACTTTGACGAAGAGGATGTGGATGACTTCTTCGATGAGCACGAAGATGAAATCCGTGACGAGATTTACAGCCGAAATGATTCGGATGTGATAAAGGAGCTGATAATGCATACGGACGACATCCCCATCCGGGTGGAGATGCTTTCCAACTATGACTGCATCAACTCCCACTGGTTTGAATCGCAGGGCGGTTACAGGTACGAGGAGTCCTATTTCGGGGACATGGTGGACAGCCTGAACCTCAATCCGGCGAGAGTAAAGAAAATCCTGACAAAGCACGGCTACAAGGCCTACGGGCGTTTCCCGAACCGTAAAAACCGGAACGGCAGGGAGCAGGTCTCATACGAACAGTTCTATGAGGAGCTTATCAATTCCTGCTGCGGGGCAAACCTGCTGACCTATATAGGCAGGGTGAACCTGAAAGAACTGTATGAAGCCGGCTTTTCATTGGAAGAGGTCGTTATCCCCAAAGGCAACTGTTGCGGACTTTTCAGTTCAACATATGGCGGCGGAAGCCTGCTTGAAATGGAACTGAAGAAAGACGTAAGGCTGAAATTGGAAGTGAAAGACTATCACGGTTTCCGTTTCCGGCTGGATGACGAACGTTCCAAGTATGAATGCTCCATCCGGCATGTGTACGGGGTGGATGACTCCTTTTTCGGTGAGAGGATAAGCCTTGTCGCCTCATAAAATCAAGTATCCACCATTAAAATCATAAAGTCATGGAAAAGAAATATGTCATCATCCTCTCCGAAGGAAAGGAATACCTGTGCTGTCACGAAGACGGCTGCTATTATGATGTATCCTGCCCGATGCGGTCATTTACTGAAGGCGAAGAAGATTTCGAAATCATGGATTCCGGTCAGAACCGGCATGGCAAGACATATCCATACCATAAAAGAAAATTGAAACTTGTCCCTGGGTTTTATCCGAATGGCTGGCTTGCCTTGAGCCTGGAAGTACCGAAGACCGGGGAAGCTTATACGGTACTGACCGTCAATCTGGAGGACTTTCCGGCCTTCGGGATTCCCGACAAGGCATTTGTTGACATCAACAACAATCCGGAAGCGATGGACTTTCTCATAAGATACAATCTTGCCGAAGATACGGGTTACAGGCGCAGGAGCGGATGGGTGGAATACCCGATGGTAAAACTGAACCTTCCCGAACTGTACCGGATATCACCGGCATACTTCGAGGAATCAGGACAACAATCAATCATGTAACATCAACAATCAACAACCCAATTATAGGAGTATGGCAAAATATGAAGTAAGGGTAAGATACGCCTTCGAGGGCACTTACATGGTAGCGGCAGGGAACCGCGAAGAAGCAAAAAGAATGGTAGAGGAAGACTGCGGTCTGGTACTGGGCGGCAATATCCACACGACACGCGATGATGACGAGGTAACGGACTGGAACTTCGGCATCCATCCCGAATCGCAGATACTCTCGATCAAGGAAACGGGCAGGAAAGCCCGGGCAAAATACATCGCGATGAATTTCAGCGACCGGATTGAGGAACTACGTAATGGCATCATTGAAGCGATACGGCAGTTGCTTCAGGCGCACTCACTGGCGGAACTTGCCTTTACGAACCGGGAAGATGACCCGGTATGGATAATCTGGTTCGGGAAAAACGGAGACCCGTATGAATGCCGGGTAACGGGTGTCCGGATAATGGAGGGCAGCCTGACCGTCATTGCCGAAGAGAAAGAAAGCGGTGATGAGGTGGAATGCTACGGCCCGTTTGAACTCGGCGCAAGGAATATAGACTGGCTCCATGAAATGTACGATGCTGCATGGCGGCAATTGGAAGAGACAAAAGATGTTGAACCCAAAACGGAAGAACCATGAAATATCAGGCGGAAAATGCAGTCTCCAGTTTCTTCTACTACATGTGGAACGCCTGGAGCAAGGAAGAATGCAAGGTAGTATTTGGAGATATGTACCGGCACTTTTGGGATAAATGGTCCGTGTCGGCAGACAATGCCATTTTCGGTGCCGCGGAACGGTTCTTTGCCGGATTGTCGGAGAACTATCAGAAGTTACTTGTTGAACGTGCCGTTACGCTTTATGACGGCAGGGCTTTCCGAAAAGAACCGGACGATTCCGACATCCTTGTATGCAAAGAATGCGGCTCACGGCAGTTGGAAATTCAAGTATGGATAAACGCCAACACGGATGAACGTATCAGCTATGTGTATGATGACAATGACGGGCACTGGTGTGACGGCAAATGGTGTGAAGAATGCGTTGACCAGACCTTTTTCTGTACCAAAGCGGAATCCACACAAAAGATGCAGTCCTGGTGGGAGTCATGTGGTCTTGAGTCAAAAGAACAAATCACAGGGTTGAAAGTCTGTGACTGTCCGCCTGCCGAAAGTCCGCAGACATTTGTCGATGCGGCAGGCCGGTGGTGGAACAGCCGGGACTACGAATATAAACGGGAAATCTATAATAAACATACCTCAAACAACGAATGATATGCAGACAAACATCATTGAACTGATAAGTAACTCATGCGGTTGCAGTCAGACGGAAGCGCAGGAATACCTGGATTCCGAAATCAGATACCTGCGTGAATTGCAGGAAGCGGATGACTTGAGGGGAGACGACATCGGGATGGCGTGCAGCAACCTCGGGCTTGACCTTGATTATCAGGAATATTTTATCAACCGCCTCGCAGGGGCATAAAGACTTATGGCTATGGCTTATTTTCAGAACATACACAGCATGGCGGATCTGAAGAAGGAATACCGCTGCCTGGCATTGCAGCACCATCCGGACAAGGGTGGTGACACTGCAATCATGCAACGGGTGAACACCGAGTTTGAAAAACTGTACGGGATATGGAAAGACAAACCGGATGTTTCAGCGGCTTCAACCGGATATGAACATGACTATCCGGGAGCCACGGCAAAGGAATACACCGAGTACGTGTATAACGAATACCGCTGGAAAGGCCGCAATTACAAGGGACAGCACGCGCCGGAAATCGTGGAACTGGTACGGGCATGGCTCAAGGAGACCTATCCGGGATACAAGTTCTCCGTCAGACGGGAGAATTGCCACTCCATCCATATCCGGTTGATGAAAGCGGATTTCGAGGCGTTCACCAAAGAGTCTGGAAAAGTTCAAGGCGATGTCAACCACCATCATATCCATTCAGACAAATCCTTGACGGACAGGGCAAAAGAAGTAATGATGAATATCTGCGATTTCATCATGTCGTACAATTTCGATGACAGCGACCCCATGACGGACTATTTCCATACCAACTTTTACCTGACGCTCGGAATCGGAAGTTACAAACAGCCGTACAAGGTGGAACCGCCCAGACTCGGCAGCAAAGACAAGCCGGAGGTATTCAAGCATCCGGAAGGTCCGGCACACAAGGCAATGCGCCGGGCATTGGGCAAAGCGCGTTTCGGCTTCATCGAAAGCCGGAAGTATGCCGGGGAAATAATTCTGGGGGAAGACTGTTTCGGCTCACGGGGCGAACTCTATTTTTGGCCGAAGGAATATTCAAGCGCAAAAATGGCCCAAAAACGCATCGACAAACTGGAGGAAGCCGGAATAAGGTGCGAACTCACCGGCTATAACGGAGGATACATCCGCCTGCTCGGGTACACCCCTGAGATGAGAGATTCCCTGGAACGGGAACGTCAGGAGTATGCCGCCGCGTATCAGGCATGGTACTCAAAACAGAATTTGAAAACAATCTGATTCAGGAATTATGGATACAAACAATTTGGACAAGTGGTGGTACGGACTTCCGGAAAACACCAGACAGGCTATAGGAGACGATGGGATATGGGAAAAACTGGATATGCCATCCCGTTCGGCGCTACACCGGTATTCCCTGCTTAGAATTTACGGAACGGCAAAAGACAGGGATGAGGAACGCACGCTGCTCAATGAAATCGCGTGTGGACTGGGCGACCTTGCCCTTGTCCGTAAAAACGGCATCGCGTTGGAGGAAATGTGCAACGGGAACGGGGAATTTTACGATGAATACCAGGAACAGTTCAACATATTATATGACAATTACGGACACATAATAGAAAATATAAGCTGGCCGGACTGGATCGGACATACAATTCCGACAAACAGGGAACTGGTCCGGTTATTGGAACACCACGGTTACAAGCGTATGGAAATCGATACCGACAGAAGAATCCCGAAAACTTTCTATGTTTTCCGTCGTGGGTTGCACATCAACGCAAGCGAGGACTTGTCTTACCACATCATACCGCAACAGGACAGTTTCGGACTGGGGCGTTTTGCGGTATGCGCAACCAAAGACGGTGAAAGCTCCCAACTGGGCACTGACTGTGCCCGGCTCTTTTTGAGGCGCTTCCTTGCCTTCCTGAAGGGTGAAAGAAGCGGGAAAGAGATTATAGATGAAATATTCAACAACCGACAAACTGAACGATAATATGAAAGCAAAAGTGTTCAAGTACAAGTCTGACGGGAATACCGTCGTGGCTCCTTATATGGAACTGGAGCCGTATGCGGAGAATGTATATCTCTCCCTGTCGAGAAAGAACGAAGACGGGAATGAAGACGATGACTGTTTCCATGTGGTCTGCCGGATTGAAAACGTTTATTTTTCCAGCGGGCAGTATTCACGCCGGTTTCTCAAGGGAGAAGGTTGCAGAGAGGAAGCCGCCACCTATTGCAGGAACTGGATCGCGGATACGCTTCAGGATGCGGAAAGAGGAACCTTCGTCAGGTTGATCTCCGTCCGCGTGTTCGAGGCTCTCGGACTTGACGCCACCCCCTTGGTGCAAGCCCGTGAGGCGTACAAAAGGAAGCAGGAACAGAAACGCAGGGAGTGGGAGGAGAAAGAGGCGGAAGAGCGCAGAGCGCGGGAAGAGCAACATCAGCGGCTGCTCGATGAACAGAAACAGAAATTCCTGGACGGGGAACGGATCACGGGAGGAATGTTCCTTGAAATCACCGGAAGGGACGGTTTTGACATCCATATCAGAACCAAAGGGACATTCAACAGGCATGTTATGGGCATAAATAAGGAAGGAACCATCAGTTACCGGAAAATCAAAGGTCACCGGACTCCGGACTTTACCGGATGCCATAAGGCCGTGTCCGCCTATCTTGCGTTCATAACAGAAAAAGAGGGCAAACAATAAATGCTGGCGGTAACGGCCTGCTTCATGCAACTGTTACCGCTGCCATCTTCCGGCCTCACAACTCACGGTTCAGCGCCATTGCCAGCGGAAACATAAACCGGTTATAGGCTTTAAGCTTTTGCAAATTCAGTACATATCCGGCATAGGGATTGGTCAGATCGGTATAGAAGAATACATCGGTAAATCCTGCGTGTTCCTCCACGACTTCACCCTCCAACGGAATCTCCTCCACATTGAACCGCTCCAGAGGCAGTTCTTCCAGACGGGTCTGTTCCGCATTTCCCAACACATTGAGGTTACGGTTAAACAGCACGAATCCTTTCTTCCTGTAATCCACACGCATACCGTACGGACGCTCCACAAGGAAAGCATCCGCCGCTTTCTTTATATAGTTTTCCATAAGCCTGAAATTAGAAATTACAAAAATACACCATTTGTCCGGCAATGGCGAACAAATCAGGAAGAGAATCGCCACAGACCATGCAAAGCACACTACCGTGTATTTTATTTCCCACCCTGCAAAGGTAGTCCCGTGTCCGGTGTACCCTGTCAAGGTCAGGCCCCTTGCGGGGTTGGCTGAAAGAAAATCATCCTCGCCTGACGGCTGCGGTATTTTCTTTCGCCAAACCTTGCGGGTACTGCCACGGGACAGTCAAGCAGGCGAGAAATAAAAATACCGGCTCCCGGAGCCGGACGTGTTTAACAGATAAAATACAATGAATCATGAAAATCCTGAATGAAGAACATTTCGAGAATGTAAAGCGTTATGCCGAATCCATCGGTGACATCTCACTCCAGAAATGCCTGGAACGGTTGAAGAGCTGGGAAGAAAATCCTGAATGTCCCAGCGAAATCTCACTCTACTATGACCATGCCCCGTACTCGTTCGGCTTCACCCAACGCTATCCCGACGGAAGGACAGGCATCGTGGGCGGTCTGCTCTATCACGGAATACCGGACCGTTCTTTCGCCGTGACACTACAGCCGTTCCATGGATGGCAGATACACACCTGATGAGAGGCAAACGACAATATTAACTTTATAAAATTCAATTCAATATGGAAACGACATTGGCAGTAATGGAAAGACAACAGCAGTTTGACTTCCAGAAAAACGGAATTGAAGTGATGAACTTCGAGACACTTCAACGCACCTATAAAGAGAATGACATCTACAACAATCCGGTGCAGGGCATCTACCATTACCAGGTCATCCGGCGCATGATGGACATCTGCGAGAAATACAATCTCGACTATGAGGTGGAAGAAATCTTCGCTGCCCAGAACAGGAACAAGACACAGCCGGGAGTGAGCATCCTCCCGCAGGTTGAACAGACACATGGCGAAAAAGCCGTGGAAGCCCATATCCTGCGCCGTATTTTCGCTACCATCCGGATCAAGGATTGGGAGACGGACGAACTGACCACGACATTGGTCATCGCCTACCACCAGGACGGCATACAGGCAGCCATAGGCCCCTGCGTGCTAATCTGTCATAACCAGTGTATCCTTTCACCCGAGCGAAGCGTCTGCAATTACGGCAAGAAGAAAGTCTCGACGGAAGAGGTGTTCGAAACCGTGGATGGTTGGCTGGCCAATTTCGAGGTGAACATGAACGAGGACATCGAACGCATACAACGGTTGAAACGCCGGATTATATCTATGGAGGAAATCTATATGTACATAGGTCTGCTGACCGCGTTGCGTGTCTCCCACGACAGTTCGGACAGGGACCTCTCATCCTCCGTGGAAACCTATCCACTGAACCAGGGACAGATTTCCATCTTCACGGAAGAGGTGCTTAAACTGGCCATGAGCAAAGGACAGATTACCGCTTGGGAATTATACAATATAGCCACAGAGATATACAAGCCCGGAAAGACAGACTTCCCGGCCCTTATTCCACAGAACGGAGCCATGGCGGAACTCCTGCTTTCCCGTCTGCCGGAAGAGCTGGAAGTACAGGATGCCGTTCAGGTAAACTGACATGCAAGCTTCTCAAACCAAAGAAATAAGGGAGAACCTGACAGTGATAACAACTGAAAGGTTCTCCCTTTTTCAATTACTCTTCAAAAAGCAGCATGAATTCCACCTTCCTTCTCCGTTCGATGCTCGGAACCACTTTCCCTTTATAGCACCTGAAAGAGACATATTCCTTGTAAATATTACGGTCGCCCGACTCCAGTTTCTTCAACAGCCGGCTCTTCGGTCTTTTCCCATATCCTTTTAATCTGTAGGGTCCCACATTATATGAAAGGACTGCTGCCAACAAAGAATCACGTCCCAGATAACTGAACATGCGGCACAACTTACGGAGGTCTGCTCTCAGAATGGAATCGCCCTGTGCTTTTGTAATACCGTTGGTAAACCTCTCCCCGGGAAGAACTTTGTGACCCCACCCGACATAAGGCCAATGCTTTTTCTCTCCATGCCAACCCTCGAATTTATGAGTAGCTTATCATAATTTTGATTATGACAAGTAATATGTTATGTAAAGTGCAAGACTTATAAAGTGAGCAAACTTATTGAATATTAAAGAATTTATTTAGTCCCTTCGTATAAAAACTTCTCATTATATTGCATTCTGTATATATCCTAATTATTAAAGAATGATTTTATGGAAAAAGTAGAAATTAAAAAGCTTATTGAGCAATGTATCAATTATTTTTATGAAAGTGGTTATGCGAAGGGCACTATTGACTATTACAAGTGTTTGTGGACAAAAGGCATTTTACAGTACATGTCGGACAAAGGGATTGATATGTATACACCTGATGTAGGTGCGAAGTTTATAGAGTCCACTCAACATCAAGACATGAGTAATCATGAATGTGAAAGGATACGTAGTATACATGCTCTTAATGACATTATGACTGTCGGATATATTAGAAAGCAATGTGTTAGAGCAGCTTTCTACCCTCTTGATGGTGCTATTGGAAAACAGATGGAGAAGTTGGTTCTACATTTGATTTCTTTACGCCGTGGCAAAAATACGTTAAAGCACTATCGTTCATGTTTGGGTAATTTTTTGTATTACTTAGATATGATTGGAGTACAAAATATAAAGCAGATAACAGAGGAACATGTTATACGGTTTCTTTCTTCCCAACAGCTAAACAGGGAAAAGACTTTGTCTATTATTCGATGCCTCTTTCTTTTTTGGAGACAAGAGAACATTATAGATGGACGATTTGAGGAATTCTTCGCTACATATAAATTACGAAAGAAAGAACGCATACCATCATATTATACAACGGAAGAGATTAAGGTTATAGAAAATTCTGTATCGCGAAGTAGTGCTTTGGGCAAGCGCAATTATGCAATGATTTTATTAGCATCAAGATTGGGCTTGCGTGCTTCAGACATTATGAGTTTGAAGTTCTCAGATATAGATTGGGATAATGATCTCATTAAATTGAGGATACAAAAAACAGGTAAAACCATTGAACTTCCATTATTGGCAGATGTCGGTAATGCCATAATAGACTATCTTAGATATGGACGTCCAGCATCTACTTCCCAAAACATATTTCTATCAAGTCGTGCCCCGTATATTGCTGCCACTCAGTCTATGGTTTGTGGTAATATCAATAAAATAATCCGCCTGTCTGGTGTAAATATTGATAAAAAACGCCATGGTCCTCATTCTTTACGGCATTCCTTAGCAAGTAATATGCTTGAAAATGGGGCTACCATGCCTATTATATCAGAAGTTCTTGGACATCGCAACACTGAAACAACGATGACTTATCTAAAAATAAACCTTGTAGCTTTAAGGAAATGTGTATTACCTGTACCACCTATTCCAGATAGTTTTTATACGCAGAAAGGAGGAGCATTTTATGGCTGA